GTCAATAAATGAAATTATCGAGGTTATCGGTATTGTTGAGGCCGGGAGGCTTGTCGATCAGATCGGCGGGGTGACGTACTACTTTCCGTCAGATGGCAAGGAATCCCCGCACGTTTCGCTTTCCCCGGTGGCATGGCAGGCCATGTGCAGCCATTACGGGGACTGGGTTTATATTCCTAAAGATGAAAGCGGAAAGCGCGAAGTCAGAAACGCTGAAATCAGAAAACTGAGGGCTGAAGGGGCGCATATTATCGATTTAGCCATTAAGTTCAGGCTATCAGATAGGCAGATTAAAACAATCTGCAGTGGGGTGATGAAAAAGCGTCCAAGCCTTAGATAGTGAAGCGCTTCCCCTTATAAGATCGACAACCGCCACATATTATCCCCGCAAACTTACAGCGGGGATTTTTTATGTTCGGGATCGGGGAAGTAGCAACGCTAATTGATACAGCGGGCAACAAAATTTGGGCCGACGCTAATATCGAAGCGGAAAGCAAAGCAGAGGCAATAAAACAAGAGCTGACCCAGGAATTTAGTTCGATTATGGGGCAGCTTGAAATCAATAAAACTGAAGCGGCCAGTGGGTCGCTTTTCGTATCAGGTTGGAGGCCAGCAGTCGGATGGTGCGGCGCACTGGGCTATGGCTACCAATTCTTATTTAGACCAATCGCTAACGGTTGCGCAATCGCGGCGGGGTTTCCGCCAATCTTTCCAGGCATTGAAACCGAAGCGCTTGGCACTCTTTTATTTGGATTGCTTGGGTTCGGCACTATGCGAATGGTTGAGAAAGTAAAAGGCGTCGAGCGTAAGTAATGGACGAAAAAACACTGAGGGAAATACTGGCCGACGTGCTTGAGCAGCACGAAAGCGTAACAGCAGCCACCCACGCAGAACACCATGAGTTTATCCGGGCCATGATTGCCAGGGAAAAAGTCAAAGCGGAGCGGTGGGAGGCCATCCAAAAACAGGTGCTTGGTTGGGGCGTTATTGCCTTAATCGGAGCCATCGGACACGCGGTGTCTGAGCATTTAAAAATCGACATTTCCACGCTTTTCAGATGATCGACAACTTAGACAGAGCCAGCGACTATGCGGAATTTGAGCGCGAGTTACAAATTAAAAACAGAGCAAGCGCTGAAATTGAACCCGGCAGACCGGGCGAATGCGACGAGTGCGGCATGAATTCAGAGCGGTTGGTCAAAGGGCTTTGTGTTCAATGCCGTAACGAAGCCGAAAGAAAAAACAGGAGTTTTTCCCCACTATGAAAAAAGAGCTTGAGATTATCCAGCGCAGCACCGACGACTTGATTCCATACGCCAGGAACAGCCGCACCCATAGCGAGGATCAGGTGGCGCAAATCGCGGCCAGCATCAAGGAGTTTGGGTTCACAAATCCCATTCTTACAGATGGCAGTAGCGGAGTCATTGCGGGCCATGGGCGGCTCTTGGCAGCTAAAAAGCTTGGTATCAAAGAGGTTCCCACGATTGATTTGGCGCATTTTACCGAGTCGCAAAAGCGGGCTTATATCATCGCTGACAATAAGTTGGCATTAAATGCCGGGTGGGACTTTGACATGCTGCAAATCGAAATAGAGGAACTGAGCGAGGACGGGTTTGATTTGGATTTGCTGGGGTTTTCTGCAGACGAGCTTGATGGATTGCTTGACGGCGCTTTTGGCGACGATGGCGAAGAGGGAAGCGAAGGCAGTACCAGCGACAGCAAAGGAAGCCTGTCAGAAAAATTCTTGGTTCCGCCGTTTTCCGTGCTTAATGCGCGGGACGGATGGTGGCAGGATCGAAAGCGCGGGTGGCTTTCCATGGGGATCGATAGCGGCAACGGCAGAACAGAGAACTTGCTGAAGTTTTCCAAGACCGTAAACGAGAAAGCCGGAAGCTTAACCGGGACTTCAATATTTGACCCGGTGCTATGCGAAATCATTTATCGGTGGTTCAGTCCTGAGGGCGGCATGGTGCTTGACCCCTTTGCGGGCGGATCGGTGCGCGGGATCGTGGCAGCCAAGCTAAACCGCCAGTATGTCGGCCATGAGCTGAGGCCAGAGCAGGTAGAGGCGAACCGGGAGCAAGCCGAGGCATCATGCACCGCCAACGAGCCGCACCCGGCTTGGATTTGCGGCGATAGCCGGGGCATTGACAAAACTTGCCACGATATCGACGCCGACTTGGTTTTCAGCTGCCCGCCCTATGCTGACCTTGAGGTTTACAGCGATGACCCGCAAGACCTGTCAACCCTTGAATATAGCGAGTTTCGGGACGCCTATAGCGACATCATCGCGAAAGCTTGCAAGCGATTGAAGCCCAACCGGTTCGCTTGTTTTGTCGTGGGCGAGGTCAGGGACAAAAAGACCGGGGCTTATCTGAATTTTGTCGGCGACACCATTCAGGCCTTTGTTGATGCGGGGCTTGAATATTACAACGAGATTATTCTGGTTACAGCAGTTGGCACCTTGCCAATCCGGGCGGGGCGAACCTTCAGCGCAGGGCGCAAGATCGGCAAAACCCACCAAAACGTGCTTGTTTTCGTCAAAGGATCGGGGGCGGAAGCTTCAAAGGCTTGCGGAACTGTCGAGGTCAACGAGGAATGCTTTGCAGACTATGAAGACGAGCCAGAAGTCGAAGAAATCAATTGACCTAGGCAGCTATGCGACCGGGGAGGTTGGCGGGTTTGCGGCGCAATTATTCAGGATTGCAGCGCACAACCCGCTAAGGCCAATTGTGGCAAGGCTTCCAGCCAACGGAATGCCCATAATTAAAGAACTGTACCAGGGAAAAGCGCCAGAAATCGCCAGGGTTGAAGAGCCGGTTATTGTCAGGCGCGAAGTCAGTCAGGATCGGGGGCTTGTCGCCTTCTCAGGCGGAAAAGACTCGACGGCCGTTGCTATCAAGATGGTTCAGCAAGGCATATCCACCGAGCTTTTCAACGTATCAGGGATTAATCCAGCCTACCCGGAGGAAATTAAGGCGGCGCGAAGTGTGGCTGGGGAGCTTGGCGTCAAAATGTCCGTGCTGTCCGTGAAATTGGGGCCGCAAGCTTGGGTCGAGAATCCAGCAAAGAACCAAGTGATTTTGGGTCTTATGATCGACTACGGGACTAGGATCGGGGCTGGCTCTTATGCAATGGGCATCATGACCACCGAAGAGGCGGCGGAAGTTTCGTTCGACTATGGGTATTCGGACGCAATCGAAATGCACCGGGCCGGAGCTGAAACTTTCGAGGGCATGGTGCCAGGAATCAAAGTCCATACCGAGCTTTTAAAAAACGAGATTGACAGCTACCGAACCATATTGGGATTCAACCCGGGTCTTTTGGCAAAAATTCAGAGCTGCATGACGCCGATTCGATACCGGGGCGTTCATCATAAAAACAACCGGGCGAAGTTTGGCGCGACTATTTTGCCGAATCGTTGCGGGTCTTGCTACAAGTGCGCTCAGGAGGTCTTAATACTAAAGGACTTGGGCCATTTAACCCCAGGAACCGCGCTAGTGGGTCACGCAGTAGAAACCTTGGCAAAGGCAGCACCTAAATTGATAGGAAGCCATGCAAAAGCCATGTCCAGGCAAGAAATTATCAACTATTTTACCAAGGAATAACCAATGTCTTATTCATACGGGTGCTATGAGCGCGAGTCAGAAACTCATGGTCTAGGGTGCTTTTCAGCTATGCGGTTTTATGAGGGGCAAATTATCGGCGGGTTTTCCGGAAAGTGGCTGCTTTTGCCATTGATCGACGGCCAGCCGGTTTATCCGTCCTCGATTGATTGGCGGTATTGTATCGACGTCAAAATCATGACCTTTTTAGGCGCTGAATTTTGCCTTGTTCTAAACCCATTGGGCGGCATCGGCCATAACCCTATTGATCGGATCAATCACAGCGACAAGCCAAATTGCAGGGTCGAGGGGCTGATGGTGGTGGCTGATATGACTATCCAGCCATGGGACGAGCTTTTTATTGACTATTCAAAGCTGGATTGTACCGAGGTTATTTTTGATAGCGCTGAACAAGCGCCAGCTTTCCAGCCTCAACAGCCGCAGTGCAATCAATGCCAAGCTGAGCAAAAAAGCGCGGGTTTGTCAGGCATCCGTGAGCTTGTTCAATGGCTTTTTTGTGACTGCCTAAGTCCGGAAATTTGGCAGCAAGTGAAAGCGCGGCTTTCCACTTTTCTTGAGCCATTAAGGCCTTTAGTTGGTCGATTTTTTTAGGGGGCTGGTTCATTTTTTCGCCTTAAATTGTAGCACGGTGCTAATCAATTATAGCAATGAACTAAACTTTATCAATGGCAAAAAAAACAGGTAGGCCAGCATTCCAGGCAAGCCAAGAGCAAAAGAACATGGTCAAGGCGATGGTCGGGTTTGGCATTCCGGTGGAGGATATTTGCAAAGTGATCGAAAACCCGGCAACCGGGAAGCCCATAGACAAAAAAACGGCTTACCGGCATTTTAGGGAAGAGATAGAAAGCGGGCATGTTCTAGCGACCTTCAAAGTGGCCAAAAACCTTTTTAATATCGCCACCGGCTCGACACCTCAGGCCATTACAGCAGCCATTTTTTACTTGAAGTGCCAGGGCGGGTGGAGCGAAAAAGGCAAGGCGGAAGGCGACGCGGGCATTGTCGAGCCACCCACAGAAATCAGGATTATAGGGGTGCCGGGTCGTGGCAAAAAAGAAGAGTAACCCGCTTGAGTTGCGAATGCCCGAACCCTTGGCGGAAATTTTTTCAATTCCCAGGGGAGGCGTCAGGTACAGAGGGGCGCACGGCGGAAGGGGCAGCGCCAAGTCGATGACATTTGCCAAGATGTCGGCCATTTTTGGAGCGCGGGAGCCGCTCAGGATTTTATGCACCAGGGAGCTTGAAACATCGATTAGAGAATCGTTTTACGCTGAAGTGAAAAAGGCGATTTTGAGCGACCCATGGCTTAATTCCGTCTATTCAATCGGGTCGAGTTATATCCGAAGCAAATACGGCACCGAGTATATATTCAGGGGGTTGCGGCATAACATCAGCTCAATTAAGTCCATGGGTCAAATCGATATTTGTATTGTCGAAGAGGCCGAGGATGTACCGGAAGCCTCGTGGCGCGACTTGGTGCCAACTATCCGGGCCGACAAGTCGGAGATTTGGCCAATATGGAACCCGAGGCGAAGGGGGAGCCCTGTCGATAAGCGTTTCAGAATCAATACTGACTCTGACATGGCAATCGCTGAAGTGCATTACAGCGACAACTTTTGGTTTCCTGACGTGCTGGAAAGCGAAAGGCT